ACGATTAGCATCTTTGCATCTACCAAATAATTTTGAAAAGTGATGATTTCTTTTAGATTTCCTGTGTGTTTTCGTACCTCTCGTATGTATTCCTTCTGAATATTTTTATATTTTTCTTTTCCCTTTTCAGATTTTGCTTTATCAATCTGTTTTTGGATAGATAATTCAACCCATTTCTCATATCCTTTTGCATGGGCCCCAGGATTACTAATCTTTTCTCCAGCACGAACCTTACTGTTATTATATGTCTTCAATGATGCACCAACTAAAGCACCTGTCATACTATCCTGTAGGGCAAGAAATCTTTTAAGTTTCGGTGCATTAATTTTATGAAATGTCTTACCAACTTCAGATAGTACCGCTGTAACCTTTTCTGTTTCAGTTGCAGTAAATGTTGATTTACCAGAAGTGTCCTTGTAAGTAGCATCATCCATCCATACACTAGATGGGGTTTTAAGAGAAGAGATATTTGCACCAAACGATGCCTTCATGTCCTGTAGAGCATCACCTGTATATGTGGTGTGCCAGACGATACCTATTTTTGCCTTTTTTATGATAGAACCAAACTTGCTGTCCACAGGAACAGCATATACAATGGTATTAGGCTGAAAGGTGTAATAAGAAACTCCATCAATTTTTTCTGAGGATACGTCATCCGTAAACATGAGATCACCTTGAAGAACTCCCTTGATACCCAACTTTGAAAACTCTGCAAGTGCCACTTTAAACTTAGAATTGAGAGCTCCAGATAAGTCATCATCAATCTCCTTGGATGTTTTATATAATTTTGGGTTAACATTAAATACAGATTTCTTTGCAACGAAGAATTTATCATCTTCTGGATCAATACCAGCAAAAATTGCAGGAGCTCCGTCCCACTTAACTGTCATATTGACAGAAGACCGACTTGCACCAGCAAGCATATCTCTCAATGACCGTAGAAAGTTAAGAGCAGCCCGACCACCATCTACACCATAATTGAGAATTTCATCTTCCAGATGTTCGAGGTGAAGGTTCTTACCACCCTTGCCTTCTATAAGCATTTCGTTAAAGCTTATCATTTCTCCAACTCTTTCAAGTATAGTATAATTTTCTTAACCAACTTTTTAAGCACAGGATGGTTCTTGTCCATCCCAAAAGCAACTAAATATGCAAACATATCAGGCGATTTATCAGGAGGTATTTTAACAAAATTTTTCAGTGCTGTCAAGGCATTTTTTCTTGAGCCATAATTTTTCAACAAATCCATTGCAATATTGTGACCATATGCTTCTATCTCATCACTCCTACCCAAATATTCTTGAGTTTGAGCGGTTTTAGCATCATTCTCACTAGAGACTCGAAAGGGTCTGGGTTCTTCATATCCCCTATTTGATGCTTGAGACTTATGTAACATTTCATGGACAATAACTCTTGCCATGTCTGTAGATAGTGAATCAAACCCTTCATTGTCTAAAGTAACTCCACCCTTATCTTTTGAACTAAAGAGTAATTGAACTTCTATAGCCGGGTCGCCATCTAAATCTGCTTCTTGGTCATAGTATGCATTAGATGACATTTCACCAGATTTTAATGTTGGTACTAATTCAAAAGTAACCTTTGCACCAAATTTCTTCAAAGATTTCTGTACCGTCTTGGCCATATTACTAGGTGTAAGTTTTTTTCCTACGATACTGGAACGAGCAGAGCTCATCTGTCTTATTATGGTTGCCGTTGGAACAGGTTTGGTAATTCCTTCTGTTAGTTCTCTGAAACTTATCATAACAACTTAACTTCAGTGTTTACTTTTACTGTAACATCCAATTCAAAAGCATTTAAAGCATATTTTGCTCCATTTTTAATAATCTCTACAGCATCATCCCGTAACTTTGTAACAAATTCTACAAGCCAATTCCACACCTTTTTCATTTTTTCTTTAAACCAATTCCAAACCTTTCCAACTAAATCTTTAAATTTACCTTCATCTATAACACCTTCGGTTAAAAGATTTTGATTATGTTCTATTTGTTCTTCTACTTCTTTCACAATATCACCTTGTTTATCTAATACTACTTTAACTCCCATTCTTAATGTTTGATAAAATGAATAGCCTAACTTTTGATCTTTACCATCAACTTTCTTTGAATATGAATTACTTTTCAAGTCTGGTCTAACATTCATTTTTTGAGCAGTTGTAGAAATAAATGAATCATCTATTTTCAAGAATTTCATTCTATCCATTCTATAATCCCATATGAGCATATGTGTTGCTTCACCTTCAGTATCTCCAGCAGATTCACTTGGAAACGCCTTTCCCCCAAATTTTTCCCAACCTGTCATTGATTCCCTTGCAAAAGCATTAGCAATTTTTTCGTCTTCAAAGGCAGACATAAATGTAGCGGTTATATCTTTCTTCATTTTTTCTTGGTTATCTACAATCTTTTTTGCTTCTTCATTTCCAGTAGTTTTTGCCTCTGCGGGCGACATTTTCTTCAATAATCCAGAATTAACCTCAGCACCGATAGTCCTAGTAGAAGTAACAAATTTATTTACTTCGGTTATAAGATTTTCTTCCAATTCTTTATCGCCACCAGATATTGCCAAAGCAGCCAAAACAGTTGCCTTTGTTTCTTTTTTCTCTCCTGACATTAATTGTGCTGTTGGACCCTTTACAGATGTTTTCTTGTTATTTACTAAAATATCAGCTTTTGATGTATCTTTAGATTTTTTTGCAGTTTCTTCCCATGGCCGAGAAACTTTCAGTTTCTTCTGACCAGCACCAGCATTTGACGTACCCTTCAAAGTTTTTTTACAAACTTTAGCAAATTGATATAATATTTCTAATTTTTCGACCTTAGTTTTTCCGTGAGTCGCAAAATTAGGTTTTCCACCAGAATCAGCAGCTGTAAGAAACAGTTCAACAGTTTTATCTTTGAGTATATCTTTTTTGAAGATTTTTTCAGATTTTCCAGACATATTATGACAAGCTGCAATCACTCCTTCAAAATAGGTAGATGCACCTACTCCTTCAGTCAAGAAGTTCTGAATCTTATCTACGGGGGGAGTATAGGATTCGTTTCGGGGTTTAACTTGCCGAACGTATTGTTGTAAATTTAGGGACATCAATTTCTCCATCTATATTATCTATATTAACAAAAGTAGAAGTGGAGCTGGGGCGGGGTGTGGTGTGAGTCAGACGATCCCTCGCAGTTCTTGAGTCTCACACGGATAGAACTACTAGCCCCACTTCTACCTCTATTTATATAATAAAGAGATGGAAGAAGTCAAGAGATATAATTTAGAAGGGTCATTAGGGTGTATTTAGCATGGCCATTTTTAGGCGGTCTTGCAGCATGTTTATGTGTCCAAAAAGGAGGAAACATAACAAGCGTACCTTTTGTTGGATACACTTTCTCACCAAACAAAGGAAACTCTGTTTCTCCTGCATCGAAATCATCATTCAAATATATCAACATAATCAAAAATCTCTTGGCGCTTTCTATATTTGAAACATCAACATGCATATGAAACTGCTCATCTGTATCACACAAATATCTTTTCATTCTAAGCTCTTCCCAACCAAAATGCTCTGGCCATTGTGATTTATGCAGTTGAACATCTTCTCTGTATTGATCTAAAATGTTTACAAAGCTGCCCAATACCACAGAATTTAAATCACTAAACACATCAAATTGCATAGGATGTATTCTTACACAAGTACAATGGCCGGGGGGGCAAACGGGAAAACCATGATCTCCTATGGGGCCTACACAAACGCTAGTATCAAAAACTTTTTGTTTTTCTTCTACTAATGTTTTTTCATATATCCGAATATATTCATCACAAATATCATCTTTCAAAAAATTAGGATAAGCTCTAGTATACCAACTGAAATCGTGTTGTGACATATTACAAATTTCCTTTAAATCTAACTCCACGGCCATCAGCCAAATCAGACCTTATAGCACGGCCTTCATCTGAAACTTTATTGTTTGCTTTAGGCGGCTTGACAAAATGAAGATATGTTGTAAGACAATATTTTGCTCCAGATATCGAAGGGGGTTTGGGTGGTATCTCTTTCTGTAAAAAATTCCAAAATGGAGGAGCTATAAACAAACTCCCTTTTTTTGGTTTAACTTTAGTATTGAATAAAGGAAAATACTTTTCTCCTTCATTAAAATCATCATTCAAATATATCGTTAAGGATAAAAATCTTTTTGCTTCTTCCAAAGAACCTACTTCTGTATGAAGCTCAGAATCCAAGCTTTTGTTAGAATTTACACGAAATTTTTTTATTTTTATTTGTTCCCAACCATACAGGCTTGGCAAATGACTTGGCGGCTGATCTTCTCCAATATCACATTTATATCTGTATATTGCTTCTCTAAATAAATCTATAGTATGAAAATTTAAATCTTGAAAATCCTCTCCACACACTAAAACAGGATCGTCATATTGTTCCAACACATCGATCTTTTTAAGATTTTCTTCAAATTTAGTGATATAGTTTTTACAATCATCAGAAGAAAGAAAATCATCATAAATTCTACAAAAATAGTTAATGTCAACCATATTTAAATTCCTTCATAGCACATTCTTCTAATTTTTCCATAACTTCTTCAGTAAAATATTTTTCTGGATTGTTATTTATCGTTTTGCCGAACGTTTTACTGCCATCAGGCAATTCTATTCGTGTGCTAACAGATTTGAAAATGTCATATTTAAGAGCTAAATCAAGCAACCCGTAATAACGGTCAAGGCCTTTGTCATATGTAAGTCGAACATCAACCATTTTATTTTCAACTGTCAAACGGCTCTTATGGTTCTTGCAATGAATGATATTTCCAATTACCTCTTTGCCATCTTTCTCTTTTTTCCTTGATAGATAGACAATAGAAGAAGCTGCATATTTCAGGCCAGAGCCACCACCCATTTCCTTAGTAGGGAACATCGAACCAACAACATCATAAGTATGGTTCGTTACGACCATCGGCACTTTTGCTCTTCCTAGTTTAAGAGTAAGAACTCTGAAACAAGCTTTCAAAACCTGAGCCCGTGTCATATCTCTAGTTTCTTTGCCTTCTGCTGTATCCTCTACTTCTTTTGTAGTAGACAACATACCAAGAGAATCTAGACATAGAAATAAAGGTTTTCTATCCTCTTCATTTTGTATCAGATAACTATCCAAAACTTTCAAAGTTTGTGTTCTGAATTCCTGTACAGTAGTAACAGGCATAACTACCATTCTCATAGAATCGATGCCACGACCTTCCACCATTTGTTTGGTGATAGCACTTTCTGATTCAAAATAAATAACACCAGCCTCAGGGTTTTCATCTAGAAAATTCTTGACAATTCCCATAAGAAAATATGTTTTGCCTGTAGCACTTTCTCCTGCTAATGCAGTAATCTTATTACCAGGCAAGCCACCTACTAAAGAGCCGCTAAGCAAACCGTTAAAAATATAAGAACCAGTATCAATAAAAGTATCCACATCACCAGCTTCCACGCCATCCTTAACAACAGAAGCGTACTCGTTACCAGTTTCTTTAATAATATCTTTAAGAAAATCATTGATCATAATTTCTCCTTATGCCGCTTCTTCCAAGAACTCTTCCAAGTCTCCATTGTTATCATCTTCGGAAACATCAAAAGTGTAATTGTTGTCGTCACCACGCTGGTAGAGCTTCCCAGAGCGTTCATTAACAAAGAAAGGAACCTCAAGGTTGTGGACGGAACCGAGGGCAGGCAACGCACCATAAATCTTGATCCGACTAAAGGTCGCACCGTTATCAGAAGCGCCAGCAACAACATTCAAGATGTTCTTGAAACAAGAGATGAACTTCTGGACACGGTTAGTGTATACACTACGAAGATTGAAACCCTTCAAAGTTCCAGTGTGAATCACGATACGAACTTCAGCATCAGGAAATTCTGCAGCCTTATCACAAGCACGGGTAAAAGCCTTGGAATACAGTTCAAAGGAAGTGTGAATATACTTCACCTTGTCAGTATCAACCAAATTGGTACGAGTCAGAAAAGAGCTGATCCGATACTTCGCAAGCTTGTTATCACTCCAAGAAACAACAATATCTTCGGGATTGAAGTTGTTGTAAATCTCGTAGATCAAAAACTGGCGAGTTGCAGGCTGAAACACACCTTCACCACAAACGTAATCAACACGCTTTTCGATCTCATCCATCGTAGGAGCAACACCAGCTTCTCCACCAGTGTCAAGATAACGCTCAACCATACGAGTGACAACTACCTTCACATCAGCAGTAGAAAGAGGTGCAGCAGGATCGTGGATAGCATTGAACCGCAAACCACAAGAATCAATCGCATCCTGTACCTGTTCATCAGTGTATCCAGGCTTACGCTTGTAGATAGCAACAATCCACTTCTTCATTTCAAAAGGCGTATGAGCAAGAATCTCACCACGAGTATCACCAGTGATCGTTACACACCCATCAGGATTGTCGTTCCAACGGAACCAAGAGATAGGTGGATACTTGAGCTTCCAACCGTTACGTTCAATGTTCTGCTTGATTTCAAGATACTTTGCACGATTAGTCTTACCACCGGCACGATTCTTCTGAACACCAGTGCGAGCAAGAGCAGGCATAAGATCAAACTTCTCAAACACAATCGCATCAGGCAACTTGTCACCAAAAAGCTCAGGATAAAAAGTCTTCCAGTGACTTTCATAAATCTCCTCAGTGATCTTCAAATGTGCTTCGGTAAATTCATCAGTTTGCAAAAGGTCGATGACCACCTCATCAGTAGATTTGATAACCATTTTTTAACTCCTTATAAGTAAGTTATCTTCAACAAGTTTTGCCGGTGATGTTCCGACTCTGCTTGTTGTTTTAGTGAACCATTTCACTATATCTATTTATAACATGTGATATAAAGATTGTCAATGCACTTAATAACTTTTTTTTGGTTTTTCTCTATATTCTCTGAAATATAATTTTGCAGATGGTTGAACAAGTAACATAAGGTCTTGTGTTTTTCTATGTGGCCTATTTTTCCAACCATACCAATTTGATTTCTTACCCTTATCGTATGGTGGATCAAAATCAAATGCATCATATTGTTCAGCAGTTATATCAATAATTTTATCACCATCCTGTAACCACCAATGTTGTTCTGCTGGGCCTTGACACTTTCCACTCATAACTTTTAGATTTGCATCTTTGAAAAAATAATACAAAGCTTGATTAGCATGGTAACAATGGCCAAACATAGGATTGCCAAGATTTCTATCTCTATATCTAGGTGGGCAAAATTTAAGATACAGTTTACTTCTAATCTGGTCACACACCGTTTCTAGATCATCTGGATAGTTATACTGTTTATATTTTAAAATCCAAGCAGACCACGGCTCATAGTGTTTAGGTGCAAGTTTGATATATTTTTTGTGTTCAACGTATGATGTCGATGTCATCTGCACAGTTCCAAGTTTCTAGTTCAGTCCTCAAACGGCCGTCAGCCTTGAGAGACGCAAACCTCTTAGAGGCTTTGTTTCTCCACCAATCACATACGCCATCAAACGAGTAACGCTCGTAGTTCTCTTTCTTGCGTAGTTCTTCAGTTTCAAAATTAAGATATTCTTTTACATTTTCAAACCCAAAGTCTGACATATACTGTCGCTTCTTTTCTGTCAACCCCTTTGCATTGTTACATGCTTCAACAAACTTAGAATATTCTGGTGTATCTTTAAGAGATGCCTTGATGATAGAAATCATCTTAGTCTGGCTCTTTAGTTTTCTGCTTGATGCGTTAGGGTCTACCAATGGCCCACCATTACGTTCCTTGAACCAATCATTTAAATCGTGATAGTTGGCATCGTTGATTAGTGGCGCAAAGTCTGATACGGTATTTCCTTTATAACGCAAGAACGGTTTCATGCCATCATACTGTGAACAGCTCTTAGTTGAACCATAAAGACTAGTGGTTTCGAACATACAGAATGGCCCACCGTATTTTTTATCCAGTGTATCTTTCGTTAGATGTGAACAACAAATGGCAGCCAGTAGTTTACCACCAAGATAATTGAAACCAAACGGCTGCGTTGGTACTATGATAAATCCCATTATAGCAGAGTCATTGAATCGTTTCATCACTTTGGCGTCTAATGTGTCCAGAGGTTTACCAAGAAAATCGTTTCTAGGCTTAGAGTTGATGGTAGGTGAGCCCAGACGAATAAATCCAGCAATCTTGCCTGTATTCTTTTCATAAACCACCCACTTGATTGCTTTACCAGGCACGGACACCTCAACAGCATGAGAGGTTACAATCTCCAGATAATTTACAAATATCTCTGTGGTTACTTCATGGCACTCAAACTCCATGTCATTCGGATGCATAGAGAAATCATCGAACATATCATCTTGCGGGCCCATGCCAGGCAATGCTGTGGGGTAGTTCGACATTCTTTCAAGTTTTACCTTGCGTAGATAGTCATCAATTCTGCCAAAGTTTGCAAAGTAATCGATGAATACATTAGCCGCATGAAGAGCATCATCTCTATTTAATATCATATATCACCTATGGAGCGGAGAGAAGGAATCGCACCCTCATTTCCAGTTTGGTAAACTGGCGTAATGCTGTTATACCATCTCCGCATTACAGGAAGTCCAACAAATTGCCTTGGGTTCCGTAACTATTATCTATCGACCAATTTATCTTTTCAGTTATAAACTTCAGCGGTTCCACAAAACTCTTTTCAAATTGTACATCATAGTCTATATTTTTAACAATGTCAAGTTCCTTTGGAACTTCTGTCATAAAGGAAAATGCAGTTGAGACATAGATGTTGGGTTGTTTCATATGCAGAAACTTAATCTTGTCTCCCTCTTGAATATTTGGATATTTGTTTTGCAATTTGTTTTTCTTAATTAAGTAATTATATAATAAGGCTCCCTTGACATGAATTGGAGTTCCCTTCTTAAATAGAGAAGCATCATCCGTATACCTACGCACGCCATTACAACTTCTAGGATAAGCAATCAATTCTGGGTCAAGTTTCATAAACTCTTCTCTAAATTCCTGTATAAAGGTATTTAGCATTATCTCATCACCGTTCATAATGATCGGCAAAGCTTCTTTAATCTTCTCTCGACAAGCAGCTGGTGTTGAACTTTTGACAGCTTCAACTCCCATGATTTTGAGTTTAGGCTCTTTGTATCGTACCCCCTCGCTGTCCCACACATTTAAAATGTATCGTTTCTTAGCAGTCCAGATACCTTTATCTGCAATCACTTCTCTCGACATAACCATCTTCTGTTCATATGCATTCATATTCTGAGCAAGAGTTTTATAACTTTTATCAATAAATGGTTCCAGCTTCTCTTTTGCAATCTTATCCAAGAAGGAGACAATTCTACTAGTTTCAGTTCCATCCTTAAACACTTTGTTGATAAGAGCATCAAACGTGATGTAAACTGAGTCCGTGTCGCTCGCAACAACGTAGTCAATTTTGTCGGTTTCCAAAATTTTGTTAAGATATATGTTAAGAGCCTTTTCAATCCATCGTATAGCCAACTGACCAGACGTTGTAATTGCAGTAGCGACCAACAAATCGAAATACCTAAACCAATTATTCCCAATTGCACCATACGCCGAGTTAAGAGATATCTTCTTCGCCATCTGGATATTGTTGTATCTTGAGATATCCTTGAGTAAAGCCCTGTCCTTCGTATTTTCATATTGCTGTTGAGCCGCCAACATAAGTCTTTTATATTCGACACGATCATTGTACATTTTCTCCATTATTTCTGGCAGAAATCCCTTTACATCTCTCCGAAAGAAAGCTCCATTAGGGGTCATACAATACTCTGTATCATTACTAACCGCACCATCTAAAATTTTAGTTACAAGGCCTTCTTGGATATCTGCTCCCTTATTCACAAGAGTCTCTGGTGAAATATTATATTGCATGATTAAATGTGGGTACAGGGAATTTAAATCAAAAGACATTACCCAGTTATGCATCCCTACTATTGGGTCTTTTACATAAGCTCCTTCAAACTGTGATGTTTTTTTATGATCTGATTTTTGTGGTATAACAATCCCTTTTGCCCGCAGATGGTTGTAAATCAGAACATCCCAATAACGCACCGTACCAAGGACATCTGTATAGTTTACCTTAGCATCATATGCCATGGTCAGACACAGCTCAATCAAACGCATTTTATCCTCGAGCATATCAACTAGCTCAACATCCTGTATATTATATTCGATAAATGATTGGTAGTCTTTTGTATACCACTCACTGAATGTATCAAATGGATTACCATCCTTTTGCTCACCCAATTCTACTTTTGCAATATGATCTAAACGATATGACTCCTGAGCACTATAAGTAAATTTACGATATAAGTCAAAATAATCCAGATGAGCAACTCCCTGTATGTTATACACTTGTTGTTGCCGGCCCATCTGATATACTTCTCTGTCGAACACTTTGCCCCAAGGCGACAGTTTTTTCAAACAATCTTCACCAAAAATTTTCTTGATACGGTTGCAAAGATAGGGAATATCAAAGAATTCTGTGTTCCATCCTGTAACGATATCAGGCAAGCATCGAGCCCACTCATCTGTAAACTTTGTCAGCAGATCATTTTCATTTTTACAAAGGCGATAATCAACATCCTCACGATAGTTCTGAAACTCATGTAAGCCCCAAACAAGAATCTGTTTATTCTGGTGATTCTTCATAGTGATCGATAATAATTCTTCTTCAGCCAGTTTAGCAGAAGGAAAACCATTTTCACACCGAACTTCGATATCTAGAGTTACAATAAGAAGATTCTCTTTGTCCCATTTCACACGATTAGGATATGTGTCAGAAATATAGGTATAAGCATACTGTGTGTTTCCATATACTATATTTTGGGCTTTCCTACTTTCATACCATTTTTTAGCATCATTGATAGAGTCTAACTTATGAGGCAAAACAGATTTGCCATCAAGAGTAGTATACCCTGTTTTTTCTTTAGTGGTGACTAAATCGAAAAGTGTGGGTTGATATTGGACCCTTCTTTTTGTACGCTGGCCTTTTTCATCAACCTCTCGTACTAAAAGACTGTTACCAAATTGTAATACGTTTGTATAAAAAGTCATAGTTGTAGTTATATCATCTTTGAGGTTATTTGTCAAGGACATATTTGGTTGTAACGATATATTTTCTTTGGGGATTAACCATGACATTCAACATTCGCATGGTCTTTCTATTAAGCAAAACGTCTGTATTAAAATCATCTCTATTATCTAAGCCGAAAGTAATTTCACCATAAGAGGAACCAGCAAATTCAAACTCTAAATCAACCAAATATCTTTTATCTTCTCCACCACCTGTTATAGAAACATAGTCTCCTACTAACTTAGTGGTTATAGTTTTCCCACCATGATTGAACGTAATTTTCTTACCACTAATCTCTATGTCTTCTGCATGAAGAACAGGATATCTAGCATTACCTGTGTCAAATTTTGCAGTTAAATCTCCGAAAGGTTTTACCGTTACAATTTCTTCCCAGCCGCATTGAGTAGGCACAGAATATCTATTATCTGGGTTAGCATAAAAATCAATAACTTCTTTAACTATATTTTTACCAGTAGCCTTTTCGATTCCCTCTGAGCCTGGTGAATGATTTACTTCAAGAATATATGGAGGGTCTTTCTTTGGATTTTTTGAAGGAATGAAATCTACAGCTGTCCAAGAGCCATCAATTGCCTTTGCAGCCAATAGACATTGTTCCACCTCTAACTCTGTTAACTTATATTCTTCGACTTTTGCTCCTTGCGAAACATTAGACCTAAAATCACCTTCTACAACATCTCGTTTCATAGAAGCAATAACCTTACCACCTAAAACTATAACTCGTATATCGCCATCAGTTTTAATATATTCTTGGATTAGTAAATCTACATCATCGTTTTGATTGTATAATAATTGAACCAAAGATTCAATTTGTCGTTCTGACTCAATAAACAAAACGCCAATTCCCTTAGAACCTTCCAGAGTTTTCATGATAATAGGAAATTTACTGTCCAATGATTCTAAGGCTTGTTCCCATGTATCAGCATTAGGAATAAGAACTGTTTTAGGTTGGTTCAATCCATAATCTTGTAGCTTAACATATGTCCTATATTTGTCAGAGGATACTTCAACTGTCTCTCTGCTGTTGACCATACAAACACCAATTTTTTCTAATTGAGTAAGTAAGTCCAGATAACTCTTTTTTAGTCGAACAGAGCCTCGCACAATCGCAACGGTATCGTTACCAATTTCAAAACCCTTTTTATCATCAGCATTGAAGATTTTATAACCAGTATCATATATGATACTTGCACCTTCAACCTTCACAACATAAACATCGTGACCAAGTTTCTCTGCTTCATCCGTTACCCTTTGGGCAGTATGAAACATTTTATTATTATCTGGTTCAGCAGAAATCACAAGAATACGATATTTTTCTTCTTTTTCTTCTGTTATGAAGGACTTGAACTTTTCCACATCAGTCCTCTTTCTTCTTCCCAATATTG